CGGTCATCCCGTTCGGGAGTTTGCCTGCCTCGGCGGTGCCAAGGATCTCACAGATCTGGGCTTTGAGTTGCTCGTGCTGTTTGTCGAGCGCCTCGGCTTCTTCCTCGATCTGTTGGAGTGCGAGCACAAGTTCCTGGGTCGCATCATCGAGTTCGATGACGGTGCCATCGCTGGCGCTGAACCGCCTGCTGACGTCCTCGTAGGCGTAGTGGACAGTCGGCGGGTAGACGCCGTTGTCGATGGCTTTGAGGAACTCGCGGCATGCCTCGATGTGTATCTGCTTCTCATCGCTGGTCACGACCTGTTCATGGAAGTGGACGCTCAGTGACGAGTCGAAGATGATCCATTGGACGACGTTGCTGTTGGTGCAGATCGCCTGCTGGACGCCCTGCCAATACCAGTAGCGCGGCATCTTGCCGTCCCACTTGCGGCGGATCGTCTTGATCTCATACGGGATACCGGGGACGTCGACTGCGTCAAGCGTGGCGATCAAGCGCACCTGCTCATCGTCTGACTCATACACAAACATTTCATCGGGTTCAAACAACGGCAGGTTCAACAGGTCTGACGCCCACTCGCGCACCAGCGGCTCCAGTTTGACGCCGGACTTCATGGCATCGTTAGCCTCCAGCGGTGCGGGCGGTTCATCGCACAACAGTTCGGTCGCGAGTGCGCCGCTGCTGATGTACTTGTGTTCGTTGTGCACGGCGGCAGCAGCCGACGCGCTGATACGGGCACGGCCCTGCTCATCGCGGTGACGTACTGCCAACCATTCGGATGAGCCGTGTGCTGGCTTCGTGATTGTTCTGTGCATGATGTGGCCCTCCTACGGCCATGTATGACATTGTAATACGTGTCGGGATTCTTTTCCAACACCAACCTCAAAGAACTATTAGTTCTCCAGGTGGACGATCGAGGTCACCATCCGACTGAGGATGTGGGTCACCATGCCCACCGTCTCAAAGTCAGGTGCCTCATCAGGATCATAAGTAGAGGTAACAGAGACGTACCCTTCGAGAAGGTCGGGCAGCAAGAACCCGACCGTCTCGAAACGGGCCGTCGTTGGGTGATAGTCGGACAGGTCAATCCATCCGTTTTCCGAATCGAACGCATCCTCCCAAAGAACGCGGACGAGTTTGAGTTTCTCAGTCGAGCCAGATGACATGCTCGGAGGTTACCCTCCCCTTCTCAGGGTCCACGAAATGCAGTCTTTGTGAGGGTTTCCCGACCGCGGCGACGAACGTCTTGGCGTACTGGTTGTCTGACTCCGGGGAACCTGTGACCCAGATACGGCCACCGTTCGCCATCGTCAAACTCATCGGGGTATGGAAGTGACCCATGAGCGCGTCCTGGAAGTCCATGAACGTCGCCCACGCATTCACCTTGCGCAAGATCGAGTACGACGGTGTCTGCCCACCGAACGACGGGATCTCGTCACCGTGCACAACCAACAGTTTGTAGTTCCCGATGGTGGCAATCTGATACCAGTCGGCTGACTGCTGCCAGGTCACGTTCTTCAACGGTGAGGTGCGCTCAGACGCAATCTGGTACGCCATACGGTCCACGTTGTCCGACCCAGGCATGTCACCCTTGCGTCCGATACGGCCATGGTTGCCGTACTCACACACGACGTGCACCTTCTGGAAGTGGGATGCCAGCGTGTACACGGTCTGCTCGATGATTGACGCGACCGTGAACATCTGCTCGAACAGGTGTGCTTCTACTTCGTACACCTGGCCGGGGAACACGGTCAATCCCTCCACCATGTCACCACCCAAGACGAGCACACAGTCCTTGACAGGGTGGTGGGCGCGTTGGATCTCGGTGATCTGAATGGTTTTGGTAATCATCTGGAGCATGCGCTGACGCAACACGTCCATGTTGAACGACACCGACAGTTTCCCTGCCTGCCAGTCGGTGAGGTGCACTAACGCGACCTCAGCCTTCTTTGAGCGTTTGTCTTTCGGGAACGTCGGGATCTTGATCTTCGGCTGGGCAAGCAACGCATCTTTGGCTGCCTTGTACACGGCCTCCACAAGATCATCGTTCTTGCGTTTGGCTCGTGACTCTGCACGTTGCGCGTTCGCTAACGCAGCCTTTAGATCAGCGACCTCTTGTTCGAGTGCTGCCTGTTCGTGGAAGTTCATTGGACTTTACCTGCCCTCACGTTGCGCAACCACAGCGTTGACACTTCGATGCCACGTGTCTTGAGAACTTTGTGGATCGCGGTGACCGAGATGCTGGGATCTGCCAATGCGGTCTTGAACTCCGCAAAGTCTTTTTTGGTCAGAGTCTTTTCGATCTCCGCCATCTTGTACGGTGTCCGACCGATCTTCGGCTCGGATGACTTGACCTCATTTAGAAATGACATTGCGATGCTCCCTTACCATTTGTAGGCAACCGAGGTACCCGATTGCGTCACGGACATTGTCTGGATTCCATTGGTTTGTTCTGATCTCATGCATGAGGCGCGACAGTTTGACGCACACCATGTAGATGATTCCTTCTTCGACGCTCAACACGTCGTGCCCCATTACCGCGTTGAAGATGTTGACCGTCCGGTCATAGTCATCAAACGGGTGTGAGTAGGCGTTTTGACGCTCGCCTGTAATGAGGTTGTATGCCTCAAGTACGACGTCAGCGCCAGGTGTCTGGCCTGTCATGTTTCCCCTTTATGAGTTGATCGAGGTGCTCGATCGTCTTGATGAACTCGTCCTGTTCGGCGGGTCCTACAAAGACTTTATCTAGCCACCTTCTTATTCTTTTCAACTCTATTTTTGTCAACCCGTTTCCCATTGTCAAGCACCTCCTGCTTGGCGTGGGACTCTAGGTGCTTCTTCAGGGTTTCATCAACTTGGTCAATCTTGATCTCAAGGGTCTTGCCCTGGGCAAAGACTTTTCGTACCATCTCGGTGAGCAACGCATGCTCGGCTGAGTCCTGACGGCGGGCTTGCTGGATCACGGCGACGAGGATGCCGCCAACGGCTGTGACGATTGCAGCGACTACAAGCGCCCAGCCGCCGTCCATGTCAGAAAGGACGCCCGCACTCACGGCAAGTGGCAGGCTCACTACTTTGCGTGGCGCCCTTCTTTGCCTTCCATTCCTTCACCAACTGCGGGACTTCGTCGCCTTCGGTGTAACGGATGTGCCACGGTTCGCTATCCAACTCGTGACTGAATCCGTACTTGTGTTCGTTCGCAAGCAGCCATTCCAGACGCTTACCGGACGCGTTCGCGATGTCGATGGCGATGCCGAGGTTGTGGTTAGACGTACCAGGCACAGCCATCGGAGCCATCTTCGGCTTCAGATACCACAGTTTGCCCTTGTACACACGGGGCTTCTGCTTCATCATCTTCGGGGTCGGCTTGTCCGTGTGACGTTGGAAGAACCCGTACTCCTGTGTCTCCAACGAACGATAGGTGTCAGCCTGCGAGGTGGGTGACAGGTCGATCCCGTCCGCGTTTGCTGCCTCATCCATCGCCTCATACGCGTCAGCAGCAAGATGATGCAACTTGCCTTTGCCTTCGATGCCGCGCAACAGGTTGTCAGGCAACTTGCCGGGGGTTACCCCCTTCAGATCAGCAGGAAGTTTGACGGGACGAACAGGGAACTTGGACATTTAGTTTTACTTTCGGAATGCTTCCGAGATCTCGTCAGCGGTCAGTTCGCCATCCGTCGAAGCGGCAGCCAACTTCTGCAACACACCAGCCACAGCCATGAATCCTGCGATCAGCGCAGACTTCACAACCGACACACCGATCACCGCACCACCCGTGATCGCGGGTAGGGCGGTCGCAACAAACAGGGAGAACAGACGCTGGCCGAGATCCAGGGTCTTGGCAATGGTCTTGTTAGCGATACTCATGAACTTGCTCATCCTTCTCCCCTGTCTCGGTAAGTGAGAACCGAGTGTAACACCAGGGCTACACCTGTCAGCCAAAGGGCTTGTTTCAGGGTTGGTCCTGAGAGTGTGATGAGGACTAGCCCTACCCCGGCGAGCGTCCATGTTTGTTCTTTGATGTAGTTGAACATGGTCGGTCCAGACTACCTCACCCTTCTTGGTGCGGGCATCGGGGCGGGAAGCACGAAAAGGACAGCAGTGGCGGCCACCACTACACGGCGTTCAGCGACCGAGATCTTGGAGCCAGTCGGTACGTAGTCCTCGTAGCCACCTGAGTAGACGTCAACCTGCGCCTCGAAGGATTCCTTCTCCTCTTCGGTTGCATCTGCTGGTGGCACCGGTATCGTGTCCTCTGCCAGTGACGCGACTGGTGAATCCGTCGTCGTCTCTCCAACAACAACCATAACCGTGGGGGCTGGGGAGGCGGCGACGGTAACCTGTGGCGGTGCACTGGTTTCTACGACTGTGGTTGGCAACAGGGGCTCTGTTGTCGTTGTTGTTCGCGGCGGTGGGCGCAGCGTTGTGGTGGTTGTTTCGG